CTTCAGCGTGCAAGTGAGCACCCGGAACGACACGCTGGCCCCTTGGAGCTGACACATGACCATCAAGTCCATCCCCGGCCCCGCCGACCCCGACCAGCCCTGGCCCGAGCCGCCCTGCAGCGGCAACTGGCGCCGGCTGCCTGACGGCGGCCTGAAGCCGGAAGACGAAGCCACCGCCCGCGCCGCGGGCCTGTTCGAAGAAACCAGCCCGGCGGCTTCGGCCCCGGCCACGGAGTGAGCCATGCCGCGCTATACCCGCAACACCATCGTCACTGCCGCGCTGGAGCCCACCTACGGCGTGTCTGCCAGCCCGGCCGCCGCTGACGCCATCCTGCTCAGCAACCCCAGCATCAAGCCGTACACCGCCAAGAACGTGCCGCGCGACCTGGTGCGCGGCTACATGGGCGGCAGCCCCCAGCTCGTCGGCCCGGGCTACGTCGAAATCAGCGGCGTGGTCGAGCTTGCCGGCAGTGGCACGGCCACCACGCCGCCCAAGTGGGGCCGCCTGTTGCAGGCCATGGGTTTTGCGCAGACGGTCGGCGCCGCCAGCGTGGACTACACGCTGACCAGCACCTTCGGCGCCAACAGCTCGCTCACCATCAACTACTTCCTGGAGGGCCAGCTGCACACCGCGCTGGGATGCCGCGGTACCGCGACCATCTCCATGCGGGTGGGTGAACGCCCGGAGCTGCGCGTGCGCTTCCTGGGCCTGTACGGCGGCCTCACCGCCACCAGCAACCCCAGCCCCGACTACACCGCCTTCCGCGCCCCGTTGGCGCTGACCGATGCAAACAGCGGCGACTTGCTGCTGGGTGCCGTCACCTACACCCCCAGCACGGGCGTCATTGGCGCCGGCACGGCCTACGTCAGCCAGGGCGTGGATCTGGACCTGGGCAACAACCTGGTGTTCCAGCCGCTGCTGGGCCGCGAAGAGGTGCTGATCACCGGCCGTGAAGTGCAGGGCGGCTACAGCCTGGACTTGAGTGCCTCCGATGCCGTCAGCTTCATGAACGACGTGCGCGCCAACACCCTGGGCGCCCTGGGCCTGACCCACGGTACCACGGCCGGCAACACCGTTGGCATCTATGCCCCCAGCACCCAGCGTGTGGACCCGACCGTCAGCGACCTGAACGGCCAGGCCTTCCACGACTACAGCGTGCGCGTGTTGCCGGTGACCGGCAACGACGAGCTACGCATCGTGGTGCGCTGAGGCCGGTATGTTCAGCATCGTCCCCAACCCCACGTTCGCCATCAAGGTGAACCTGCCGCGGCCCGACAGCGACAAGCCGGTGCCGGTGACGTTCACCTTCAAGCACAAGACCGTGCGCGATCTCAACGCCTGGGCCAACAAGAGTGGCAAGGCCAAAGACGACGTCGAGTTTTTGGCGGAGGTGATCGAGGGCTGGGGCCCCGAGATCGTGGGCCCCGACGACAAGCCGTACCCGTTCACCAAGGCCCACCTGCGCGAACTGCTGGACCGGTTCCCCGGCGCCGGCGCGGCCATCTACGTGGGCTACCGTGCCCGCCTGCAGGATGCACGGCTGGGAAACTGAGGCTGGCCGCGCGAGCGGTGCTGCGCGGCCAGCCCGACGAAACCGAGCTGCGGGCTGCTGCCGCCGCCCACGGCATGGTCTACGAGCCCACGCCGGAGCCTGGCACGCCGCTGTGGGCCGAACACACGACTGTGGTCGAGCTGTTCACCGCCATGCAAACGCAGTGGGTGACCGACGCCCACGGCCAGCCGGCGCTCAACTACTGCGCGTTGCCTGCCGTCGAGCAGCGGCTGCGCATTCGGCCCAAGCTCTCGGCCGCCATCTTCCCAGACTTGCGGGTGATGGAAGCCGAGGCGCGCAAGGTCTTTGCCGGGAGGTGAGTGCGTGAGCCAGCAGAACGACGTCACCATCCGCCTGGGCGTTGACGACAGCGCCATGCCGGCGCCCGTGCAGCGTGTGAATGCGGCCATCAGCAGCATCGGCAAGACCGGCGAGATCAGCGCCCGCCAGACCGCGGCCGCCATGCGCCAGTTGCCGGCGCAGCTCACCGACGTGGCCACGCAGCTGGCCGGCGGCCAGAACCCGCTGCTGGTGCTGCTGCAGCAGGGCGGCCAGGTCAAAGACAGCTTTGGGGGCATCGGCCCGGCACTCAGCGGCATCGCTGCGGCGATCAGCCCGGCGGCCGTGGCGGTGGCCGCGCTGACGGCCGGCGTTGGCGCCTTCGCGCTGGCTGCCTACAAGGGCGCTGAGCAGGACGAGGCGCTGCGAGACAGCATCGCACTCACCGGCAACGCCGCGGGCCTGACCGGTGCCCGGCTGATGGCGCTGAGCGATGCTGTCGCCGACAACAGCCAACAAACCGTGGGCGGCGCCCGAGACATCGTGCTGGCGCTTTCCAGCAGCGGCCAGGTGAGCGCCCGGGTGCTGGAGAGCACAGCCACCGCCGTGGCCCGCGTGGCCGATGTCAGCGGGCAGAGCGGCACCAAGGTGGCGGCAGACTTTGCGACCATGGCCGGCGGCGTGGCCAAGTGGGCGGCCGAGCACAACAAGGTCTGGAACTTCATCACCGTCGAGCAGTACCGCTACATCAGGCGCCTGGAGGAACAGGGCAAGGCCGAAGAGGCCATGATCTTCACCAACCAGAAGGTCACCAGCGCCCTTGAAGAACAGCAGACCAAGCTGGGAACGTTGGAGCGCGCCTGGGACAGTATCGGCAAGGCCGCCAGCGGCGCCTGGCAGTCCATGTTGGCCATCGGCCGCGAAGAGACCTTGCGCGAGAAGCTGGAGGATGCGCAGCGCCGGCTGAAAGAGCTGCCGCTTGAAGGGCGGAATACAGGTTTCCGCGGCATCTCAGAGCGTCGGGCGGCTATTCAGGCTGAAATCAAAGACTTGTCTGATCAGCTGTTCTACGAGCAACAGCTGGCGGACGCTCGATCAAAAGCCGCAGCCGACAACCGGCGCGCCATCGCCGACGAGCGAGAGAACGAAGGCAAAGCCGCTGGCAAGCCCTACGGCGCAGACGCCAAGCCGTACATCCCTTCCGAGTTCCAGGTGCTGGACGCCCGAGACGGCGCCATCTTGGCCGCCAGGCGCGACAAGGAAGACAGCGAGAACGAGGCGTTCTTCATCGACCAGTTGCGCAAGCAAGACGAGCGCGATTCGCAGCGGCTGGACAAGAACGCCAGCTACCTGCAGAACTTGTTCGAGGCCAACCAGCGCGCGTCTCTCGAGCTTATCGAGGACGAGCGCCTGCGTGGTGAGGCGCTGATCGAACTGGATCGGCAGATCGCCCTTCGGCGCGCCGAGGCGCAAGGCCTGACCGGCGGCGCCTTGACCGAGGCGCAGACGCTGATCGACGAGCAAAGCGCCATCGCCCGCCGCCGTCTTGAAGTTGAACTGCGATCCAGCACCGACAAGATGGCTGCCGAAGCCGGCCAAGCCACCTACGACGACGTGCGCAGCGCGCTGCAAGCAGCCTTCCAGGACACGCAGAACCCGGTCAAGGCCTTTGCCCAGGCGCTGGGCAATGCGGTGTTCACCCGGCTGACCGCCAGCATCGCCGATGCCATGGCGACCGCCGCGGTGGGCAAGGACGGCATGGGGGGCTTCTTGGGCACCTTGATCAGCATGGGCAAGTACTCCGGCACCAGCTCGGACGTCAGCGCGCCGAACTACGAAAACAGCTTCGACCTGATGGCCGCAGCGCCACCCATGGCGACCGGTACCAACTACGTGCCGAAGAACATGCTGGCCTACATCCACGAAGGCGAGGCTGTGGTGCCGAAGAAATACAACCCCGCCGCCGGCGGTGCCGGTGGCGGCGCCCAAGTCACGTTCGCACCGCAGATCAGCATCGACAGCCGTACCGACCGCGAGCAGGTGGCGCAGCTGGTCTACGGTGCAGTCAGCGAAAGCCAGCAGCGCATGCTGGAAGACCTGCGAGCGCGGGGGGTTGCGGTATGACCATCCTCACCATCCCCGCCGCCGTTGACGCCACGCTGGCGGCCCAGAGCTGGGGCCGTGTCAGCTTCGAGACCGTCTTCGAGTCCGACGAGACCGGCACCACCGACATCGGCGCAGGCGCGCCGCCCCGTTGGACCGCCAGCTTGCGCAGCCAGCCGAGCATGACGCTGGCCCAGGCCGGCGCCTGGCAGGGCCTGCTGCTGCGCCTGGGCCGATTCAACCACCTGGCGGTCTACGACAAGTTGCGCTCAGTGCCGCAGGGCACGCTGCGCGGCGAGCCGCGCCTGGCCGCGCCGCTGGCTGTGGGCGATGAGACCATGACGCTGCACAGCGCCGTGGGCACGCTGAAGGCTGGCGACGCGCTGCAGATCGGCGCTGGCCTGGGCAGCAGCCAGTGGGTGCAGGTGCTGGACGACTGCGCCAGCACCGTGCTGACGCCCACCGTTGCGGCCTGGACCACCAGCGGCGGCGCCGCGGCGAGTTGGACCACCAGCAGCAGCTCTGCGGCCACTTGGCACCTGGGCGGCACCGTCACCGTGGCCTTCGCCAACCCGGCCCGCTACGCCTACCCCGCCGGCACGTCTGTGGTCTGGGACAGGCCCGTGGCCTACATGCGCATGACCAACAACCGCCTGACCTGGGACGCCCAGGCCAACGGCCCCACCGTCGGCGGGTTCGCCGTCGATTTGATCGAGCAATGGTGACCTGATGGCACAGATTCTTTTTGGAACCGACACGACCCCGAACCTGGGGGACCTGGACGCGAACTTCACTGAGCTGTACGGGTTCGCAAAAAATCTGGTCAGCGATGGGGACGGCAACGTTTTGGTGGGGGCGCCGGCGGCCACCCTTGGCACCGGCTATCGCAACTTCCATGTGCGCGGCTCCAGCGGGGGCATCGTCGAGGTCAGCACCGCGACAAATTCGGTGGGCTTGGACCTGAGTCCTGCGAGCGGTCGGGTTGGCACGCGGACGTCTTTGCCGTTTTCGATCATCACCAACAATGCAGAACGCCTGCGAGTGAGCGCATCTGGCGAAATTACGCCGGGGGCCGACAACAGCCAGTCAATGGGTGCTGGAGCCGCCCGGTGGTCTACCGTCTACGCTGCCACGGGCACGATCAACACCAGCGACGCCCGAGAAAAGACAGCGGTGCAAGCCATGGCCGTAGCGGAGGTGTCAGCCGCCAAGCAGCTGAGCGCTGAGATCGGAACTTACAAGTTTCTTTCTGCCATCGCAGCCAAGGGCGCAGCGGCGCGCACCCACGTCGGCATGACCGTGCAGAGGGCCATCGAAGTGATGGAGTCCCACGGACTGGACCCGTTCGCCTACGGCTTCATCTGCTACGACTCGTGGCCGGCCAAAGCCGCTGTTGAAGGCGAACCAGCCCAGCCTGCAGGCGACCGCTACAGCTTCCGCCCCGACGAACTGCTGCTCTTCATCGCCCGCGGCTTTGAGGCCCGCCTGGCCGCGCTGGAGGCCGCCGCGGCATGAGCGCAACGCTGGGCCCGGCCGGTGATGCGCAGCTCGAAAGCGGGCAGTGGGGCGCGGCCCTGCTGGTCGATCTGCTGTTTGCAGACGGCCCTCTGCACTTGTGCACGCTGCCCATGCAGGTGACGCACGTGCCCACCGGCACGGTCTACACCGGGCTGGGCACGCAGCTGCGCATCGACCCGATCAAGTCGAGCGAAGACGCCTCGGCCGACACCATCAAACTCAGCCTGCCGCTGACCAACGACGCGCTGCTGGCGGCTGTGGTGGGCAACGTGTCGAACTACCGCGGCCGCGAGGTGCGCATCTGGCTGCAGGTGTTCAACGAACGCTGGCAACCCCAGGGCGACCGCGCGCTGGAGTGGCGCGGCTACATGGACCCGGTGCGCGTGCAGCGCAGCCGAGGCGATGGCGGCATCACCGGCCGCGTCGAGATGCCCTGCACCCGTGCCGGTCTGGCCAGGGCCCGGCAGCGCACCGGCCTGCGTGTCACGCACGCCCAGCAGCAGGCCCGGTACCCGGGCGATCTGGGCTGCGAGTACGTGCAGGCGCTTGTAGAGCAGCCGGCTACCTGGCTCAGCAAGCGCTTCCAAGAAATCTGATGACCACCGCCCACCAGCTCACCGCCTACCTGGCCAGCCACCGGGCCCGGCCTTTCGACTGGCGCCGCGCCAACTGCTGCCACTTCGCCGCCGGCTGGGTGTGCGCAGCCACGGGCCGCAACCCCATGCAAGGCCTGCCGGCCACGCCCAGCGCGAAGTCGGCGCTGCGCCTGGTGCGCAAGCTGGGCGGCTCGCTGCAGGCCGCCTGGACGGCCTGCCTGGGCCGAGAGCCCATCCCGCCCGCCAGCGCCCAGGTGGGCGACCTGGTGCTGGTGCCCACCGTGCCGACAGTGCAGGCGCCTGGCGTGGGCGCGGCGGTGGGCATCTGTGTGGGCGGCACCGTGGTGCTTGCCGGTGACGCGGGCGGCCACCTGTACCTGCCGCTGAGCGCGGCGACTGCAGCCTGGCGGCTGCGCGGAGACGATCAATGATGCGATGGGCCCTGCTGCTGGTGCTGCTGACTCTGCCCGAGCTGGCCTGGGCTGACCGTGGCAGTGCGCTGCAGTTCGTGGGCAGCGTGCTGATGTTCGTTCCAGGTGCCCAGCCGTTTGCCTATGCTCTGCTGATCGCTGGCGGCTTGGTGAAAACTACCGACGCACGGCGCCAGCAACGGCGCACTGCAGCCAAGCAGCGCCAGGACTTCAACGACAAGTTGGAGGCCCGGACCTTCACCGCTTTGACCGCCGATCCGCCGTACCGTGTGGGCTACGGGCGCTGCGTTGCAGGCGGCGACGTGCTGGCGGTGTTCACGACCGACAAGACCGGCGTCACCGAGTTCGGCGTCGGGTTCACCAAGGCCGATGGTCTGCGGCACCTGGTCATCCACTACAGCAGCCGCCAGATCCACGCCATTCACGACGTCATCATCGACGGCGTGCGCGTGGGCGAGCTGGACGCCAACGGCTACCCGGTCGGCGGCGAATTTGCGAGCGTTCGGACTGAGACAAAGCAGGTGGAGTTTGTGGGCAGCGTCACGCTGTCCGAGCCTGTGACGGCGGTGCTGGCGGCCTACAAGGTCGAAGGCAGCGGCATCGACGTCAGCTACACCCCGGTGACCGTCACGGTCAGCACCGATGGGCTGACGCTGACCTGCGCGGTGGCCGGCACGATCACCGTCGACTACACCATTGGCCGCCAGCTGCGCGCCGTGCGCATCAGCAAGTTCCTGGGCGGCCCTGACCAGCCGGTTGACCCCTACCTGCACGGCCTGATCCCCGACAAGTGGACGGCCAACCACCGGCTGCGGGGCCTGGCAGGCATCGTCATCACGCTGGACCTCGAAGACCAGCGTTTCCAGGGCGGCCTGCCGAACATCTTGGTGGATGCCAGCTGGAGCCTGGTCTACGACCCGCGGCTGGACAGCACCCAGCCGGGCGGCAGCGGCCCGCAGCGCGCAGACCAGCCCAGCACCTGGACCTGGAACGACACCGCCGCGCTGTGCGTGCGCGACCATCTTTGCGGCGAGATCGGTCTGCGCTGCGACGGCACCATCGACATCGACGACAGCTACACCGCGCCGGCCGCCAACGCCTGCGACGTGCTGCGGACGTTTGACGACGGTGCCGGACCGTACACCGCCAAGACCTACACGATCAACGGTGCGTTCAGCAGCGAGCAGGGCGCAGAGGCGGTGCTGGAGGACCTGACCGAGGCCATGGCCGGCACGGCCGTGCCTGCGGGCCAGTGGCAGATCATTGCAGGCGCCTGGACACCGCCTGTGCGCACGCTGACCGACGACGACCTGGCCGGCAGCATCGAGCTGCTGCAGGCCGACACCGGCATGGGTGAGTTGCTCAACACAGCCCGCGCCCGCTACATCGCGGCCGGCGAAACGGCGGGCAAGGACGCCAAGCCGCCGTACACCAACGCTGCGCTGGTGGCCGCTGACCAAGGCGAAGAGCTGGCCGGGGACTTCACGTTTCCGTACACCAGCAGCAACGCGCGCGTGCGCCAGTTGTGCCGCATCAAAGTGGAGCGCAGTCGCAACGGGTTGATGATCCGCTACCCCGGGAAGATGCGCCTCTGGGGGCTGCGCGTGGGCGAGCGCGTCAGCCTCAGCAGCGCCACCTTCGGCTGGGTCGGCAAGACCTTCCGCGTGATCGACCGGGCCTTCAGCATCAATGCGCCGGTCGACCTAGTGCTGCAGGAAGACGCGCCCGAGATCTGGGACGACGTGGACGCTGGCGCCGATGACGCCACGCCCAACACCGGGCTGCCCAACCCCAACGTGGTGGGCGCCATCACCGGCCTGGCGGCCAGCAGCTCCAGCAGCACTGCCCTGGTGACCGCAGACGGCACCGTGGCGCCGCAGATCGTGCTGAGCTGGGACGCCATCACCGTGCCGTACATGATCCCCGGCGGCTGGGTGCTGCTGCGGTGGCGACGCGCTGGTGAGACCGCCTGGCGCGACTTGCCCCCGGTACTGGCCGACACCCGCGAAGCGCGGTTTGTGGGCGCTGCCGAGGGGGAGCCGGTCCTGGTCGAAGCCGTGTTGCGCAACAGCCTGGGCCGGCGCAGCGATGCGCGCTACGTCTCGGTGCGTGCGGTGGGCAAAGGCACGCCGCCGGCCAACGTCGCCGGCTTTGGTGCTACCGCCAGCAAGGGGCAGATCACCTGGGCCTGGACGCCCAGCACCGAGGCCGACTACAGCCGCACCGAGGTGCGCGCCACCGACGCCAACTGGGGCGCCGCCAGCCCCGCGCCGCTGTTTGCCGGCGCCGCGTCGAGCTGGCCCGAGCCGGTGGCGACCACAGGCGCCCGCACGCGGTACGCCCGCCACATTGACGCCAGCGGCAACGTCAGCGCGGCAAGCGTGTCGGCCAGCATCACCGTCAACGCGGTGGACCTGCTGCTGGACAGCGCCAGCCCGCGCCTGGTGCCGGCGAGTTTCAGCCTGCCGGCCTACAGCGACGGCGTGGTCACCAGCTACACCGGCTGCAGCACCACCATGACCGTGCAGGTTGGCGCCACCGACGACAGCGCGAGCTGGAGCTACAGCCACACGGTCAGCGAGGCCGGCATCACGACCACCACCAGCGGCAGCCCCGCAGGCCGCACAGTCACGGTTACCGCGGTGCCGGCGGCCATGGACAACGGCTGGGTCGAGATCACGGCCACCAAGGCCGGATACCCCACCCAGGTGCTGCGGTTCGCGCTGTCCAAGAGCAAGGGCACCACCCCGAGCGCCGGGCCTAACCCGCTGCTGGGCAACTTGTTCGCCACGGGCTCGCGCACTGCGACCAGCGGCACCAGCGTCACCGTGCTGGCGGGCATCGAGTTCCGCACCGATGGCACGGTCTACAGCTCGCGCACCAGCGGCGGCAGCACGCTCAGCACGAAGATCGGCGACTGGCGCCTGCCGAACGGCGCCGGGGTGGGCAGCGGCTTCAGCGTGCGCTTCGACCCCCTGGGCAACCCGTTGGCCGGCTACAGCAGCACGGCCAACCGTGCAGCCGCGGCCCTGAGCAGCGCGCAGAGCGTGCTGCTGAGCGTCACCGGTACCGGCTCATGGGACCAGACCCAGGGCGCGTCCTACGTGGTCACGCGCAACAGCGACGGGGCTCAGGTGATGAGCGGCACGTTGTCGTTGCAGAGCCTGCGCGAGATCTGACCGCGCCGTTTTCCGGTTTCTGCGTGGAAACCGGAAGGC